AGTTTGCCGTCGTTCCTCGCACTGTGGTACGCCACCAGGGCCCCGGCGATGCCGACCTCAGCCAGGACGCCGGCCAGAGCATCCTTCTGGGCCTGCGGGTGGCGGCGGAAGTTGCGGCCGTTCTCCAGGAGGTCGGCCACCGGCACCCGGCGGAAGTCCTTGATGCGGTCACGAATCATTCGGCATCTCCTTTTCTTGCCGCCACTGAGGGCGGTGTTGCGAAGTCGGTGAAAAGTGGAGCGGCGTCTCGGAACTGCCCCGAGCCCTCGAACCTGGGTGGTTCGCGTGTCTCTCTTGACACTTCCGCCGCTCTCGTTTCCCCGCCATGCTCGAACGTCCAGATGCAGTCGCCCTTCTTCGGGTAATCCTGGCCCCAGCGAAACGGCGACTCGCGCAGCAGGCGCTTCCGCAGGCCGTGCCCGCACAGGAAATGGCAGTACCGGAACTGGCGGCCGCGCACGCGCCGCAGGCCCACGCTGCGAGTGAACGCCCGATCGCGCCGGCCGCAGCGGGTGATGACCTGCCGGGGATGCACGACCTCGTTCTCGGCGGTGACGTAGAACTCGGTGCGGATGAAGCCGCCGTAGAGCCAGTTGTCCGCCTGGTAGACGTAGCCGGGCTTGCCGCGCATGCCGTCGGCCCACGAGAAAAGGACCACGCGGCCGGGTTCACGCTGGCGGATGTACTCCCGGCACAGCCGTAGGAAATGGCTCTCGCCGTTGCGCGGCTCCGAGTCCAACATGCACAGCCGATTCAGTTCGTAGTAGTCGCCGGTGGTGAGGCTCGGAAACAGCCGCTGGATGGTGTGCCGCGGCCGGACGCCGTAGCCCCACGACGCCACGCCTACGAGGTCGCTGCCCACGAAGCACCCGAGCGACAGCAGGCAATGCGGCGGAACGCGCACCGCGTAGTGGTGCGCCGCCACGAACGCGGCCATGAGACTGCGCGGGACAGGCTCCACCCGGTACTTCAGGAATCTCTCGGCGTCCACCGCCATCTCCCTGTGTCCTCAGCCTCGCACCGCAACCGCCGCCGCAGTTTTCTCGCGCGAAAGAAACTCTGTATCCGACCGCGACTCCCTCGCGTGCCCAGCCACGGCCCAACCGGCCTGGAAGTACCTAACCGCCACGCCTTCGTAGCGCTTATTGACCCCCTCATGGGCCAGCGGCGGGAACACGAAGAACAGCAGAGAAAGGCTGAGAATGAAGAGAAAGAAGAAGAGAGAGTACTTATTATCCTTCTTGTACTTCCGCTCTTTCTGATCTTTTCCCGCGCGCACAGATCTATGCCTAATACCGCGACGGCCAAAATGGTCAACAAGGTCACGAGGCCACATAGGTCACCCTGGGCGCACCGCCCGTCTCTTCCTTCTCCGGCCGAATCTCACCCGTCTCAAGGAGGCTTGTGATGATGTCCTCGCGCTCCTTGCTCGTCAGATGCTTGGTCTTGCGGTAGAGTTGCGTGCGGGTCAACCGCCCGCCCTCGGCCTGTCGGATGTCGCGCAGAACGCGCTTCCGCCTGGCCTCGAACGGCGTCTCCGAGACCCACAGGCCCGCCGTGAAGATCATCCGCCGCGTCAGGTACTCGCTGAGGTCGGCCGCCCACCGGGCCGACGCCTCGCCGACGACCGGACGCTCGCGGTCGGCCGAACAGGCATGGATAAGGGCGAGTTTGTGGGCCTTCTCGGTGGTCCGCGTCCACATCGTGGCGATGGTGTCGCTGACGCTCTGGCGCTCACCGCGAGCCCGGCGCTCAAGGTCGGCCAGGATCGCCTTGGCCTCGTCTGTGCACGGCACGACCATCGGCCTGGGATTCTCGTCCGAGAGATTGCCTGCCGGACGGAACTCGCCCCAGAAGCGGGCCGCATCGAGGATGGGCTTCGGGATGTCCGCGACGAGCGGCTCCTGCGATTCGGGGTCCTGGTCGCTGGACTCGAAGACCAGCATCCGCGACAGAAAGCCGTCGGTCATGCTCTCGGTCGTCAGGCCCTCGTAGAGCGACCGGGGAACGGTCGTGCCGTAGAGACAGGCGTGGGGCTGGTTGATGGTCTTGTTGCGCTTGGTATCGGCGTAGGCGTCGCCGATGTAGACGCTGGCGGAACTGGTGAACAGTTTCATCAGCACGGTGGCGATGTGGTAGAGGTGCGGCGCACGGTTCGGCTCGCCGATGGTCTTCAGGATGCGGCCGATTTCGTCCAACTGGAACAGGATGGCCGGCTGCTTTTCGACAGCGGCGATGAGGCCCGCGTGGCTGGCGATGCCCTCGGGGCCGGCCATGCGGTCAAGGCCCGCGTGGAAGAGAATCTCCTTGTTGACCTGGCGGGCACGGTCTTTCCCGCCGCCCGACATGCACACGCCGAGGCAGTAGACGTTCGTGCGGGTGTTGTAGGCGTCGGCGACCTTGCGGCCCGCCAGCGTGCCCATGAGCGCCACTGCCGCGCCGAGGGCCAGCACGGGCTGCGGCTTGAAGGCCGTGGCCAGCGTGAACTCCATGACGTCGTGGACGAAGCCGGGCACGGCCAGGAGACGCTCGGGGAACGGGCCGGGGTCGGGCGGCCGGTCCTGCGCGTCCCGTTCCTCGCACATCTGCGCCCAGTGGTTCTCGGCCACCGCCACGGCAACTTCGTCGGGGGAATAGCGTGCGACGCTGGCGGCGATGCGCTCGACCTCCTTCGGCGTCAAGCGCGGCAGGCAGCGGGTGCGGTTCGTCTCCAGGAGGGCGGCGAGGATTTCCGCGTGGCCCATGCCGACACGGCGCATGGTTCCGGCCAGGCTCGCCAGGGCGCTATTCCGCTGGCCCTCTGGTATCGGGTTGCCGCCGGCGGAAGATGTCGCCCCACGGGGCAACGTGGGCGACGTGGCGGCAAGCCCGTCGAGCGCCTCGGCCAGCCAGTCGGGCGGCACAGGCAGCCCGCCGGGCGGCACGTCGAGCGCCATCGTATCCTGCCAGCGGTAAGCGCCTTCGGCCCGCACCGACGGCGGCACGACGATGTACCCGCCATCGGTGCGGGTGTCGACGCTGGGGGCAAGCCGACCCGCCGTGCAGCGCCAGGCCTTACCCGCCGGCTGGCGAAAAAGATACTGGAGCCCGCCGCGCGGCGTCACCTGGCACGGCGCCCGGGCCAAGTCGAGTTGCCTATCCGGAGAGTCCGAGAGCCAGGGGTTGGGCCTGCCGTCGGCGGCATCGACATCAAGGACGAGAAGGCCCGCCGTAGCGATGCCGATGTTGGCGTCCGGGTAGTCGGACCACCACTCCTCGATTCGGCCGGCGTCGGTCGTCGCATCGTGGAAACCATGCTCCGCGAGCGGGGTCTTGCCGCCGGGGACGCAGGGGAAGACCTGATACCCCAGTTCCGCGTAGCAAAGCGCGGCGTCGTGCAGGCTCATGCGGTCGAGGTTCGTGGTCACAGGTCGGCGGCTCCGATGTCGCGCTGGGTGTCGCCCTGGCCGATGCGCACCAGCGGCAACTCGGCAGGCATCGCCAGCGTCCGGGCCACGCGACGCAGGACGAGGTAGCCGATGAGGTCCAGTTCGGTGTCGTCGCCGGCGAACTCCCGACCGCGGGCGATGCGCGAGAGTTTGTCGTCGATGCGGACGTTCAGTTGCTCGACGGGATCGGCCCGCGAGAAGATGCGCAGCGGGTCCAGGGCCGAGTTGCCGTAGGCCCGGTTCTTCTCAAGCAACGTCTGCTTTACGTCGTCGCAGACCTGCGCGATCGAGGCTTGAACGTCGCCGGGGTTCATGCAGCATCCTTTCAGAACGGGACGGCCTCATCGTCGAGGTTCAGGTCGTCAACGGGTTCAGCGGACGGCTCAGGCGCAAACTGGGCGTCGGGCGCTGGCTCGTCGGCGAAGCGGTAGCCGACGATCTGGTCGTACTTCTCGCCGGAGACGCTCCTGACAGTGATGGCCACGGGTTCGGCCAAGTTGCCGGTGGTCGCCAAGTCGACCGCCTCGGCTACCGTGGCAGGCGCAGGCTGGTCCGTCCGCCGACGCCACCAGGATTCCGCCTTCGCCCGCGGCCAGCCGGTGTGCTCGAAGCAAATCCACTCGCTCCGCCAGATGCTCCAGCCGATGCGATACTGGACGCGCATGGTCTTGGGCGCATCCGGCGGGGCGTCGCGCTTCGTGTGGACGCTGTAGGTGACCTCGCTTACGTCGTACTCGGTCAACCTGGCCTGGCCCGTCAGAATGGCCGCATCGGACGCCTTGGCCCCGTGCTGCTCACGCTCCGGCTCGGGGAACTCGTGGCCGCACTCGGGGCACCTTGCGTATCCGGCGGCGATGACAGCATGGCAGGCAGGGCACTCTTTGGCGGGGGCTTCGCCTGTGCCAGCGGCAGGTTCCTCAACACGCAGGGCGTCCACGGGGCCGTGGCGCAGGACGTTGCCGCCAAAATCCAGCACGAGGCAGTCGGTCTTCCCCGGCGCCAGGCGAAAACCCCGACCGACCATCTGGTAGTAGAGGCCCGGCGAGAGCGTCGGCCTGAGCATGGCGATGCAGTCGATGCCGGGCGCGTCGAACCCGGTCGTAAGGACGTTCACATTCGCTAGGTACTTAAGGCGGCCGCTTCGAAAATCATTGATTGCGCGGTCGCGTTCGCCGCCGGGCGTGTCGCCCGTCACAAACCCGCACTGCACGCCGTGGTCTTCATGGAGCACTCGCTGGACGTGTGCGCCGTGCTCAATGCCGGACGCGAAGATGAGAACAGACCGCCGGTCGCGTGTGTGCTCGACAATCTCGGCGCAGGCCGACCGCACGAGGCGGTCGGTGTCCATCATCGCCTCGACCTCGTCGGCCACGTACTCGCCGCCGCGAACGTGCAGACTGGACCAGTCGGCCTTCTCGCTCCCGGCCTTCGTGCGAAGCGCCGACAAATAGCCGGCGACAATGAGTTCCCGCACGCCAATCTCATAGCAGACGGCATTCAGAAAATGGTCGGGCCGGCAGATGGGGCCGCTCGACATGCGGAACGGCGTGGCTGTAAGGCCGATGGTCCGCACGTTCGGATTGACCACCTTGGCCTCGGCCAAGAACTGGCGGTACATCCCTTCGCCGTCGGGCGGGATCATGTGCGCTTCGTCGATGAGGATGAGGTCCACGGCGTCGAGGTCGCAGGCCCGCTTGTAGACCGACTGGATGCCCGCGACGGTTACTGCATACCCCAGGTCGCGGCGCCCCAGGCCCGCCGAGTAGATGCCCATGGGCAGGTCCGGCGCCATCCGCGAGAGCGTCCCGGCTGTCTGCTCCAGCAACTCCTTCACGTGCGCCAGCACCAGGACGCGGCCGTTCCACTGCTGGACCGCATCGCGGCAGATGGTGGCCATGACGGGCGTCTTGCCGCCGGCGGTCGGGATGACGACGACGGGGTTGCCGTCCCGCTCCCGCAGGTGGTGGTACACGGCGTCCACGGCCTCGCGCTGGTATGGCCTGAGTTCCATGCTACGTTCGGGCAATCCTTACGATGGTCCTGCCACCTTCGACCGGCTGGCGCTTCTCGATGGCCAGGCGCACAATCTGGCTGTCGTCGTAGTACGCGCCGCCGTGCTGAAGCGCATCGAGGAGGCTCTTGAGCGTGTCGTC